TAATGGAGTCAATCTTTGTGAATACCGGCAAATTAGAATTATAAGCAAATAACCCCTCTCTAAGTTTTCGGGTACTTGCTAATACTGCCGTTGTTGAATCTACTGTTAATGTTGTTGACAATGTATATTCCATTAACTTGTTACCCCTGTCAAATAATCATCTAATAAGGCTAATCCCATTCTTGCAAGCTCATTTCTTGCATTAGTCCATTTTCCACGCTCACCATAACCCCTAGAATATCCCTGAACGCTCAAGTCTCCCCCGCCTGTTCTTCCTTCCAATATCGATAATATCTTTTCGCAAGTAAGATACTTTACAGCCTCATTTATCTTATCCGGTATATCAGCTGTATCATAACCAGCTTTATATGTTACTTTTATATTCCTGCTGCCCGCTGGAAATACAGGTATATTCTGACCTATAACATATTCACGTCTAACAGCTTTTATAATTCCTTCTGCTTCAATCAACACAAATTGACTTAAGCCTAAATCAGTAACATAATCAGCACTATACACATACTCTATTTTTACAAGTTCATTTACAGGCTTTCTATTTAATATTAGGTAATTCTGGTTATTCCCGTCGTAATATTCTTCAACAGTTTCTTCACCACTAAGATTAAGTCCAGTTTTATCTTTTATCCATGGTACTATAAATTTATCCCTTTTATTCTCAATCCATGAATCAGATACCAATCCGTTCTCGATCTCACAATAGCCTTCGAGTTCTGCTTTAATTTGTGTTGCCGTTACTAATGCCATTTAGACCTCAAATTCTTTTATCGCAAAATATAAATTAATCGTTTTTGCACTTTCATTTAAACAACAAGCTCTCGCCCAAACTTTTTTACCACTTACTATATTTGGAGTTCCTATTTCTATTATACCGCCATCGTTTGCATTTGTTGCTGCGACATGCGGAAACTCGTAAAAGTTTTCAGTTACTATCTTTGCTGCTATATCTGCGCTTTCACCCGTAACAATTTGTATTATAAAAGCAGTTGTACTATCCGTTGTTGTTATCAACGCTTTGCTTATACTATATTTCACTTTTCCTACAATTAAAGGAGTATCGCTTGATCCTAATATTTGCACCCAATTTCCAAAAGTTTTACTTCCAGTCAATAAAGCGAAGGGTTGTATTTCATCTACCATTCTGTCGGCAACGTGTATTTCAGCATTTGGAGTTGCTGCCACGCCATACCATTTATCATTATTTATAATTTTAAATATCATGCTCTAACCGCCTTATACTTCAAAGCAATATCTAATGAATAAGCTCCATCGCTACATGCTATCTTTGCATATACTGGATAACCTTTAGGTATTTTAATCGTGTCTATTGGCACTATTTGTCCGCCCACAAACGGACCCACAAAAGGATTTATATTTAACGAAGCTCTTGTCCTGCCTAATTCTATCGTGCATCCAGCGTCTCCATAGAGAACTATTTCAAATGCAATACCATAATAACCACCGGCCATTATAGTTCCTCCTCAAAAAAATACTCCCAAATATCACAGTATTCTATTGATATGTGATTAACAATAAAATCTTTATCCGAAGTATTTGCATCCATCATTTTTACAGCATTTCCCAATACCCAAGCAACACCCGCTGTTACAGTTTTAGCATCTGTTAATGTTGGCTCTACTTTACTCGGTGTATATATAGGCTCTTTCCAAAGACTCATTTTGCACTCACTTTTATTGTCGATGTTGTTCCCGCTGTTGCAACACAATATAGTCTAACTGCCGAAGCTCCTACTGATAATTCATCTTGATCGTCAGATGTTATATTACCAAGTGGCCAGTCCTTCCAAGTGTTCGTAACGGCATCAGTTCTAAGATCGTTTATCAAATCCGTTGATGCTTGTACCTTTACAGTTGCGCCCGCACCAACCTTTACAGATACCCCACATGAATTAACACCCGCCGGTAATATTATAGTAGTTCCTGCTGTTGTATTTGCATTAACAGAATCCTGCGATTCATATATATATTCTTCTCGTTCCGAAGGTTGTAGTTTTACTAAAATCATTTCCTTATACGCCATATATTATCTCCTTTAATAATTTAATTATGCTATCCATAATTATTCAACTAACAGCTCTATAAAAGAGCTGAAAGTTTAATCTTTATTGATTCTTTTTACTTTCTGTTTTTAACTCTATTTGTGGCTCTACCTCTTTTAAGCCCTGAAAACCCTTTACAAAATCAAAAACTTCTACATAAGGTTTTGTCGCAATATAATTTAAAATAGCATTAGCAAAATCTTCTTCAATAATAAATTTCTTCATATAATTCCTTATACTGTTACCGCATTAAATAATGGAATGTATAATGTTTTTGCACCAATCAATACTTTTATACTTCCATCGGCTGCTTGAGTTGTAGCGGGTGTAGCTTTTGTTGTACCTACACAACCACCTTCAACAGCTCCGTATAAGAAGTTAGTATGATTATCATCTGCTAAAGAAACAATATTTGTCCATCCGCTTGCATTTGCGCTTGTTACATGAATAGCTGCATTTCTTGTAACGCCATAATTCCCAGTTGTAAATTTAATTCCATACAATGCACTCGCAGTGAATGACTGTGTAATATCATTTACATTTATTCCTACAACTTCGCAAGTTCCAGTAGCGTTATGATTAGTTTCTGCTCGAATTGCTGTCATGCTTCCTGTGTCGCTCATTACAGAACCACTTCTATTTTTTACTGCAAGATAAGCACCTTCAAGAGAAAAACTACCATTACCAGAATCTCTACATTCTGCCGTTGCTTCAATACAGCGTGTTCTTGCATAAGCGGCACTTGCGGATAAGTTTCTACAAGATATTTTTAATCCTGTGTCAGAGTTTCCATCCGAAGTTGACATATCAGTATCTCTATCCATTGATATGGCTATTGCTCCCCCTCTTGAAGCAGTTGTTGCACTTGTAGGCGCAGCTGTTACTTTTATAGGTGAATCTAATGTACTCATTGATGGATATAACACCTGAAAAATATCTCTAAGTTTTGATCCTAATTGTAATACTTGATTTCCAGGCATTAAATTGTTTAACGCATTTGCTTCATCCTGTGTTAATATATTTCCCATTTTATCTCCTTCGATCCTAAATAATAGAATCCGTTTTGTATTAATTTGTCTTTCATTGATTCATCGCTTGTTCTAATACACCCCTCTTTAATCACTAGTGTTTTTTCATCGATTATATAATCGCCCTCTTTGATAAGAGGATAATCAGGATGTCTTAACCAAAACTCTTTTGTATCAATGATATCTTCTTCTTTTTCTATCATAATAACAGGGGAAGTTTTTACCTCCCCCTTTTGTTTATCGCTAAACTCTTTATAAGTCATCAATTCCATTAGTAAGTTCTAAGCCCTCTTATAATATAACTTGTAGACTCGTACCTATCTGCTAATGCCATTGTTGTCCTTAGTAAGAATTCTCTCCATGCGTCTGTCTTTGCAAGTTCTTCACTTGTAATAAGACCGTTCATTGCTGAACCTTTTGTATTAACATATACAGCCTGACCCATTCCTTGAACAGGGTCTAAATCCCATAAGAATACTGTTTCCGGTACGCCATGACCTGAGTCTTGTTCGTAAGGAATGTCGTCTCTCATGTGTACCGGTACTGTGCCTGTAATGCCTGCGAAGCTGGCCGGAGCTGAAACTGTTGGATCAGCTGTTGCCGGATTGCTTGAGAAAGTAACGTTAATAGTATTGCTACTATAAGCGCCACTTGCATATATATGACCCGGAATTATCTTTACAAGTGTTTCTGCATTTGATCCGCCACCTGCTGTATTGCTACAATAGATTTTGTATCGATATGCCGTTGCAACGCCTGCACTGTCTGTATTCGGTGTCCAAGCAAGTGTGATAGTATCTTCTGTCGTAATTGCCTGACTTACTTCTGTACAGCATAATTGCTCACCGTCTTTTGTTACGGCTGCTACTTTAAAATACAGAGTAGTTGCACCACCAAGACCTGAAGCTGAAGCTCCTGCTGCTGGGGTTGCTGTTACTGCCGGCATGGTTTCAATTGGAGTTGTTGAACTTGTTTCAATAATTGGAATATCTCTATATGCCCATAATCTCCAACCGCCATTTATAGCCACTTGCTCAAAACCTCTTCCTTTCACTTCTCGATTGTCTCTAACGTTAGTAGTCAATCTTGAAAAAAGACTTGCCAACTCAGGTGACATTTCAAGAACTCTTGCATGTTTGTTTCCGCCTTTTCTGTTAGAATAATCGATCATGTCATCAAGTTCTTTTAGAGTAGTTGGAGTAGTTCCGTACCTTGCTTTTACAGCTCTGTTATAGTGATTAGTAGTTGATATTTCACCAACATAAAAATCAAGCCCTGAAAACTCATAAGCATTAGCTGCACCGTTACCCCATATTGCATAATTGATTATGTCATATATGTGAGAAAGCAGAGTGTTCTCCATTTCGATTGCAACAGCGTCAAGAACTTCTTCTGATGCGTCCTGTAGAAAATCTGTAACTCGCCCTTTCCTTCTAATTTCTTTTAATGTTACGGTATCTCTTGTGTATGTGCTCTCACGTACTGGAGTGCTTCCTGTTTCACCCATAGCTCCACCAATTGATGGGAGTGCTGTATATTTGTTAAACTGCCATACATTAGAAGCAATCTTTTTGAGATTTAATAACGAAATTTCAGGAGAAAGTCTTTGTAAAATATTGGTTATCTCACGATCTAAAGCCTCTGGAATTAACGCTGATGCATTAGATGTTGATAACGCCTTTTGGATCAATGACCAGTTATTTTGTATATGGTCATTAAATTGTTTTAAACTAAACATTATTGTCTCCTTATCCTTTTATACCTGTTAGAGCTTTTAAAATCTCTGGATTTCTTAAACTCTTTTGAACATACTGGCTTCTGTCGAAGGCTGTTTCTGTTTTTTCTTCCCCGCCCTTATTGGTTAATGCTTTTAGTAACATTGCTACTTGTTCATTACCTTTAGGATCATTTAATCCTTTTTGTATAGGCCGTTGTATTGATTTTTCAACTTCATCGGCAATCTTCAATCCCTTTAGGATATTCATAATTGCGGATTCGGTATCAGTTTGTTTCTTCTGAATTTCTGACTGATTTGTTGCAAGCTGTTTTAAGACTTTTGTCATTTCAGCTAACACTTCATTGTTATTAGATTTCTCAACCTTTGGTTTTGAAGCGTCTTTTTTATCCATTGCGCCTTTAAGAATCTTAACAAGACTCTTTGCAACTTCATCAACGTTCTCTTCTGTTATGTCTGATGCCGGTTCTTCTATTCTTGTTTCAGCTTTATCATTTGCCGTTACACCATCGCTTGGAGTTTGTTCTAATCCTTTTGCCATTTCTTCCTGTTTCTTTTTTTCTTCATCTGTCATTTCCTGTTTTTGCATTTCTGCTGATTGATCTGCTGCTGGCTGTGCAGGAGCTTGACCAATACCTAATGCTTGTCCTATTTCAGCAAGTAGAGACTGAATGTTACTAAATAACATTCCTAATTCTTCATTCATTTTTTGTTTACCTCTTTTGTTTTATTCAGAAAAACTTCTAGGCTTTTCTGTGTTTTTAGAAGTAACCCTTGAATCTTTTCAGATTGAGTAATTGCTCCCATATTCTCATTTTCGCTTTCGTCTTCTTGGAACATGCTTGATGAGTTTATAATCAAGTCAATTATCATCGACTTGTATTCCTCAAATAATATTTCTAACCGCTCTCTTTTATTTTCGAACTTATCAACCATGACTTCTTTGATTGCATCTTCAAGAGCGTTCTCTATTTCGTATTTTTTTGTGAAGTATTTATTCTCAGTTTCTTTTTGATTGACAAGTTCGGAAAGAGTAGAATTAAATTGTTTTCTTACTTTTGTTTCAACTGTTGGTGAAAGTTCACCTAGACATTTATAGACGGCTTCAATTACTGAGTTGTAAGCAGGACGTGGTACTAACACAACGCCGTCAAGCATTACATCGTCAATAACTCTTTGGCTTCCGTCTTTCTGCATTGACAATATACTTTTCTCTGGAACGTACCCCTCAATAGAAAATCCCTTTTGCCTTCGTTTTGTGTAAGGGGGGATTCCGTTTAGTTTTTTCCAGAGCTTTTCGTTTTTCTCAACAATCTCACTACCTAGATCATCATATTCATCATATAATCTAAAATCTGTTTTCCAATCACCGCTAGGTAATATCTCAGCTTTTTCAAGTATCCCTATATCTTCATTATCTCTAATGCCATGAATATCATTATATAATAACACATCCCCAGAGTTAGCCTGTCTCATCATAGATTGTACGGCGTTTTTTGTTAGCCTTTCTCCGTGTGCATCAATTTGCATACCGGAAGCAACGCCACATATATAGCGTCTTTTACGCCCGGATGGATCGGATTTTTCTACAAGGTATTCATTTTTAGAGTCGATTGACTCATAATGATATGGAAATAATTGAAATGATATTTTACGATTGTTAGGCGTTTGTTCACTCAAAGATAACTCTCCTGTGATTCAAACGTCTATTGTATTATTTAGGCGGGTTTGAAATTGTTAATTTAACAATTATGTATCAAACAACTCTTTATTTATCTTAGCTGATTTTTTAGCTTTATCAATGTTTACAACCAGCTTAATATTATTCTCATCAAATTTCTCAGCATAATCTAATAATAATGCTTTTAATTCTCTTTCACTTATCATTTTACAACCTTTTTATTTTATTGTCAAATATTTTTTTTACTTTTCTCACAATAATATAGTAATCACAATTGCAGCTTGCTTTTTCTTCTATAGACAAGCTAACATCATGAGGGTGTCTGCATTTAATTTTACCAGTATAAATCAATTTGCCTTTTATTTTTCTGTAAGTATTTATAACAAAATCTTCGTTAAATCCTACTTCTTGACCATTTGCTTCTGCATGGCCTCGTCTTTCCTCTTTGCTTAACGATTTGTTATGTCGCCATTTCTTTCTTGCCTCTAAGTCTTTATTTTTTTGCAACAAAGTTTCTGTATATAATCTCTTTGCGTTGTTAATTGTTGTTCTTACTTCCGTTACTGCTATGTTATGAATATTAGACGGCATTCCATATTTTGGATCTGTTTTTCTATAATTCTCAAATGTATTCCTAATTGATTTTTGGAAGTCCTTTATTACTTTTGGGTTTATAGTGCCGGCTAATTTACCACGTCGCCTGATATATTTTTGCTCGCCTGTCTTTTCTGTGAATGTATCAAGTGTTGATCTCAAATCTTTTGATAATCGATCTTTTAAAGTATCAAGTATAAACTTACCGCTCTCGGCTGACTTGTTTACAAACACACTTCTTTTTGGCAACACTTCATCAAGTGAAGGCATAATAAATTGTTTTTCTTTTGTCGTTATCTTACTGAGCCCTTTATCCCAACTTGCCCGGGATTGTCTTAATATAGCTCGACTTATTGCTTCTTGATTATTTGCCAAGACTTCATTCATTAGCTGTTGGTATTTCCCAGTATGAATATTATTAGTTCCGTATTTCTTTATAAGTCGATCACTTTTAATTTTTGCCATTACTCACCAATTAAATCATATATAGTATTACTAAGCTCATCCTCTGTCATATCATCCGCATTTTCTACAATCGCCATAACTTCACTTTCAAGTAGTTTAAAGTATTCCTGTAAATCTATTGCCAAAGGCATAGCTACCCTACGAAAATCCTCTTGTGTTGTTTCCTCTGCAATTATAGCTTCAGGCACTTTTTAACCTCTTTTAAGTTATTCATTGCTTCGCTCTTTTTAGCTTCATCCCATTTAGAATAACAAATAGCAACTGCTTGATCTTGACTTTTGCCATCTTTAATACATTTAGCAATACAATCGCTTATAAACTTATTCTTCTCTTTGTCCGGCATAATTCATACCCCCAACATAATTACTATTTACCTTTTTTGTAAGTATTTTATCAAACTTTCTCAATAGATGTTTCTTTTGCTTTTTATAGCATCTTGGAGACATCTCACAATTAAGGCAATCTATATCGTGATTGACATTCTTTATATTTTTTAAGCAAATTGATCTCATTCTAAAGACCTCATGTTAAAAGGCGATATTTCACTTCCATTCGGTGATTGCTGTGCGGAAGGTGGCAAATTAAATTGATCACCTTGAAACGGATTAAGATTTAAATCTTTAACTCTAATTTCATTCAAGCTAAATAATCCAGTACTATATTTTAATCTTAATTTTTCAAGCTCGTCTTTTTCGCTTACCTCTGATTGATAGACAAAATTATAACCATATCCATAACGATAAGGTATAATCTCTCTTGATATCTTGTTTTCAATCATTGCCATTATAGGAAGTGTCCCCTTGCCTTGCTCTATTTCTGATTGACTCTCGGCTGTCGAACGTCCGCTTGTATCATCGCTTCCTGTAAGATTAACTTCCATTGAACTCATATTAAAGACTAATGCCACCTCTTCCCTAATGTCTTTTTGACGCTGGGATTGAATACTCATTGTATTTTCACGCGTTAAGTCAACTACTGTTGCTGTATTCCCTGAGAACGTCATTACTCCACCCTTGACCGGAGTTTGTATTTTCTTATCTATTCTCTTTTGCTCTTCTTTGTTTATCGGTAATTTAAAAGAATCATCCATCTTGCCAAATGGATTATTATCAGTTACAATTATCATCTTTTCCGGTAGTCTCGTACCATCCGCTTGTTCAGCCATAAGTTTATCAAACATCAATGATTCTGCAATCTTATTTATCAATGCTTCTAATGGTACTAATCCATAAGCTCTTGAAGAGATAGGGATATATTTTGAGTAGACAAGTTCATCTGAAAAGAATATCTGCGGTTCCATCATATCAACTATTTGTAGATATCCAGTTCCCGATGAAACATATTTATCTTTTACGGGATAGACCGTACCACCTGCTAAGTGATATATATTCTCAACTTTGTTATTTAATGTTTGCTTATAGATTGCATCTGCTCCATGAGTCATTATGTCAAATACCCATTGCTTTACAAAGTCTTCCCATGAGTCATTTTGATTGGGGGCTAGTATCCATTCTTTTATTTTATCGGCTTCCTGTTTCGTTTGGTATTTATTCATCTTGCTCCATCTTAGCAATGATGCGTCGAAGTTTGACAAATCCGGTAAAAGATCGTAAAACTTTTCTTTAAGATGCTGTTTGAGTTTTAAGCTGGCTATTAAATATTGTGGCTCGGTTGCCGATTTATACTCATTAACTAGATTGTAGATATCTCTCATTCTATCAACAATCATATCTTCTTGCTCTTTATCTGAGACTATATTAAACTCTCTTGCTGATATTCTATTCATTCGGCTGGTTATAATACCAAGTACCGGGCTGCACGCTTGTACTATCCTAACTCGCTGATCTGGAGTTAGTTGGAAAAACGGGCTGTCAGTAGTAGCCTTGATGCTATGCCCTAGTTTATTTTTTGCCTGCTCCTCAATAAGCTGGCTAACAAAATATACTTGATACCCTCTCCCCTCTGTTTGTGCATGAGGTGATTTATAGTTATCACTTTCTGTTTGTGCTAAAACTCTTGAACTAAACATCTTTTGTATTGGATTCATTTTTTACCTCCAAAATAAATGCCATTTTCTTTTATAATTAACGCACTTATTGTCTTTATTCTTCTCACTCGGCTTTAATTTGCCTAGCACTATTGTTTTGTTGCCATACCAGTCTTTTGTATCAATACACTCTTGTTTACATTCTTGCGAGCTATAAGCTGGCTCGGATTGACTTTGTTTAACATAGTATATTTTAAAGAATCGGCAATGTTTACAATAAGCTGGTTTGCTTTGTTTTATTACTTTAACCTTTTTTTGTTTAGGCTTTTTTGTTGGATATACTTGATTCATATTATATGCTCCTACTCATAACAAGTAGCCTTAATGATATAAGGCAGTAATTTAAAGCGTGTAGAAAATGATCGGGCTTTGTCTCACACCAAATATATCTACCTTCATTTATACTGTTTGGTTTTTCTTGCCATATACGAGTCGAGGACTCTAAATGCTTATTAAATTCTTGATTTTCTGTTTGTGGAAATATTACTTGACCTAAGAGTATTGCTTCTTTAACACCATCAATACTCGTTGTTCTATCAACTTTTATTATTTTTCTATCTAAGTCTATCTGATCTTTTGGGCTTTCTGTCAAATAATCACACATAAACATACTCTTAAAAGTAGATACAATTTGTCTTGATAATCTTATTTCGGGTCGGCTGTCAACAACCCCTACTATAATATTATACCTTCTATGTATATCACATATATCATTAAAATCTTTTATTGTCAATCTTTTTATAACTCTCAATATTTTATCTGGCATAATTTGACAAACAACACAATGTATCTCACTCCCTATATCATACCCTGCGCAACAAGGCTCTTTGCAATAATCAAGCTCGTTGTATTCTTCAATATGCATCATTGAAGTTAAAATCTTTGCACCGCTTGAAGTATATGACCTGCCAAGCACAGCGTTGTAAAATCTTTGCATTTCCCTATCATTTGTTAATCCTTTTTTGAATTGTTTAATATGGTCTGAGACTGGAGTGGGGCTTGTAAAAAACTGGGAATATCTATACCCTGATTTATCTAATATATATTGTCTTTGCTTTACCCAATCACCATCACCAAAACGATAGACTGCCCTTCCGCACTTATCACATATTATATTACAGTCTTTTCCTGAATAAAAATCAAAGTTCTTATCAATTATTATATAATCATTATCATCTGTTTGCCTTACAATGTGTTTAAAAAAATCTATTTCAAATTGATTTTTACAATCACATTTGTTCATCCATACTTTACCATCACTCTCAGCATAGTCAATATCAATTCCATAATCCATTATAGTTGGATTACTAACTTCAATTGTATATCTAATATCCATTTCTTGTTTTGCTTGTCTTTCTTTAGCCATAATTAAATTTCTTAAGTTGCAATTATTCTTTTCATCAACAATTATAACTGGCGCTACAAACTCCCCAAAATTAGCCTCTGAGTTACTCCCTATAAGATTTATTATACCATTATTAAAAGCCTTCATATTAGCAGAATCAAGGTTTTTTCTTATTGATTTATAATAACTTGAATATTCTATCGACTTATCAAATCTCGATGCTACAAATCTAAACTTGATAAGGTCTGTTGGCAATATGTAAAATACGTTTCCAATGCCTGTTTTATTTATAGCAAACACAATCAAAAATTCACTTACTCCCGATTGAACAGCCTTAAGACATATAATATGATGCGATTTGTCTAAATATAAGGCCTTTAAGTATTTGAAGTTTTTAAACCTGATTGGTTTGTTTTCATGAGTGCGATGATAAAACAACGCCTGAGCTAAAAGTGGGGAATGCTCCTGACTTACATATTGATAGCTTTTGTCAAGTACTGGATCATTAAACATCTTTACCTATTAAATCTTTAATTTCTGCAATAAGCTCTTGTTTGTCTTTTGGGTCAATTCTATCTTTAGTTTTTATATTAGCATCGATCTTTTGATAGTCTTTACGTCCCCATCGCTTATAATCTCGACGCTCTAAAAACCAAGTTGATGCCTGATAATTTGGAGGCATTCCCTTGTCAATTATATTGCCGTCTTCATCATATTTAGGATCAGTCCCAAATGCACACCTTTGTATGTTTTGTACATGCCTCATCTTCCCTGTGGATTCAGCCCTGTGTTTAGACTTCAATAACTTTAAAGTAAGCCGTTGATATGGGTTTAAATCCTCTTTTTTTATCTTTTTTTCTTTTAATAAAGACAATGTTTCTTTTGCCTTCTTAATCCAATGATAGTATGTAACTTCTGGTATCCCTAAATAATTAACAACGTCTACTGCAAAGTTTCCAGATTGAAGGAGTTTAGATATTTCTTCTATTATTTCTTTTGACAATTTCACACTCTTAATCCCTTTGAATATTTTGAGTTCTTAATAAGATTTGATATACTCGTATGTTTCTTCGCATGGCAATCTACACAAAGAGTTATACCATTTCTTACATTAAATCTCAAAGCAACATTCTCTGCCCAACTTTTTTTATGATGTGCTTGTAGTTGCCCTCTTTTGCCACATTCCCGACAAGTATAGTTATCTCTTTCAAAGACTTTTACTCTCCATTGATTTGCTAAAGTTCCAGCCCTCATTGAATCATATCTTACATATCTTGAAAAATACTCTTTGCCGTCCTTATATACATCAATATATCCCTCACCATTCAACCATGAGGATGCTTCTTTGTTTCCGCTTAAAGCCTCATTTTTAATTATATCATATATTACTTTCTTTGATAACTTCATACTCTATATTCTTCTTTTATTACATCTATAAAATCGTCATATTTTACAAATTTTTCATTTTCTTTTTAGTTTATGGTCTTTTTTAATTTTAATTTGTTTTTTCATTGTTTATTTCCTTCACACCAAAATCATAGGCCTCTTGCATTATATATAATATAGACCTGTGCAAATTTACACTTTCAGGGTTGCAGTAATTGAAGTTAAACATATCACCGCTAACCGGAAGTATTTTAAAAGTGCCTTCTAGGTAGTCAATAATTAAATTAATCGTTACCGAGTTACGCTCGCCGTTAAAATCAATAAATTCTCTGGAAAACAAGAACTTAGTATCAACCTTATCTATAGTTGTCTTTTCTGCATCATAGATGCTTTTTTTGATTTGTTTTGTTTTATAACTATCGTTCATTTTAATACTTTCCTTTCTACAATATCAGCTTTAATTTCACCTGAAAACTGCTTTAATATTTCAGTCTGGATTTTTTCCAAAATGCCTAATAATTCAAGCCCATTAAAACCAGCGCAAACTCTTTGCCATTTTATAAGACCATCTTCTTCTCTAGCTCTAACCACGTAAAATTTATCACCTTCTTTAATATCAACATCTTTTAACAACTGTGCTTTAGTCATTTTGCAATACTCCATTTTTATAATGTTCAAATGTTAGTCTTTTATTTTCTTTTATCGTCTTGCCTGGATGTTTTTCATAGTAAGCAAGTATATCACAATATCGCTCTTCAATTGCAAGATTGCTAAGATTTTCAAAGTCTTTCAAAATAAAAGCGGTGTTTTGACTCAATTCAATTTTTGCTTCTTTACTTGTCAATTAGTCGTTCACCGCTTATTATCAATCTTTTATCAATTTTTTGGCAATACAACACCGTTTGAATAGTAAACGGCATAAACTATAACGCCAATTTGTTTATTTACTCCACTATGATCAAAGTTCCATGTATAATTGTGATACCAATCAACTATACAATCGTCGCTAGTCATAGTATAAGCCATTTTTGATGGATTTCCATATCGGCAAGTTGCCTGTTCATATATAACATTATAACCATGCGGTTTAAAAAATACGCTAAATGTTTCGTCTTGACATCCACTCTCCCATTCTACCAGAAAATAGACAGTAGAAGCTTTATTTTGAACTATAGAAGTTAAATCAAGTTCATGGATTATCCCGTCGCCACCTTCTGATACTGGAAATGAATTATCCTTGTACATAATCCCGTCAATAAAATATTCATCTTTTGTCTTAATGGGCTGATCTGCGGCATAGATCTGAGACGGACTTAATAAGTTGTCAATAACATTCTGTAAATTAAAAGTAGTTGCGGCTACTTCCGGCCATACTTGCTTAATTGTTGCCGTGTCTGGTATTCCATACGTTTCTCTTATTGTCTCAACTTTTGTTTCAATTATTTTTTGCTCTGGAGTAGTACACCCCAAAATAAAAAATACTATCACTAATAAAATTATCCAATTTCTCATTCTTATAACCTCCTTATAAGATAAGGTATAGAGGCAAGATTCCATAACACGTATGTAGGGAATCAGTCCTAAGCACCTTAATTATTATATACTATAATCAATTATATGTCAATTTTTATATTATTCAAGAATATTTACATTTTTTTTATACTTAAATTAAATAAAGAGCAATACTTAGCACCTGACTTTTTTAGCTCTCTATCATTTTTCTTGCTCCCTTAAAGTTTTCGATCTATCTAATAATTTATCTAATTCTTTTTGCTGGGTTTGTAATACTTTATTTTTACTATACCATTTTTGAAATTGCTTATCATAAACATATATTTTTTTTATCAACTGTAATTTTTTATTTATATCAGTTTCATTATTAAATTGTCTTGCTAATTGATCTCTTGCTGCACTGTCAATAGTTCTTAAATATTCATTGTTTAGTAGCTCTTCTTTCAGTAATTGATCTGATTGAATTTGCCATCGATAAAATAAAACTTCGCTTTCTCTAATATCTATACGAAATATTTTTGTTTTGATAAAATAAATAAGCTCTTCTTTTGTCATTATTTTTAAAACATCGTCTTTCATTTATTTTTCATCTCCATTTTCATAACTGCTATATCATAAAACATTTTATACTTTAAAACGTCATTTAAATAATCTAAAGTCCGCTGTGGTATCTTGCCCTTATCGACAGTCCACGCCCCGCAATTATAAGCCATGATTATCTTAACCAGATTGCCTTCATAAACTTTGTGTAGATGCTCTAAATGCTGGCATCCATTATAAATGTTACAACTTACATTCATTAATTCCCTTTCAGATAAGTGCGCAAATGTTTGGCTGTTAAGCTGCATAACAGAGTAATCAATTGTACCATTGTCATTTTTTCTATTTATTGCAGTCGGATCAAATAAGCTCTCGCGTCTAATTATTGCGAATATCAGGCTTTCAGGGATATTCCGGACACGAGCGTTAATCATAACATTGTCAACAATCAATTTATCCTGGATAACCATGTAGTAATAAAGATGTTTGTTGAAATGATACTCTTGTTTTTCATTGTTAAATACAGGCGCGCTTATTATACCTGCTATTATAATCGCGAATATCATCAATATTACCGATATGCCTATTATTTTATTTAATGTCATTATTTATCCTTATTAAAAATATTATTTATATTAATATCAAAATATTCGCATATTTCGTTTATCTTCAAACAAATATAAGTATCTTTCAAAACAACCTCAAAAACAGAATCTGATAAATAGGTTCTAATCATTGCTGTAAATTCTTTTAAAAGATAAAAAGAAACAAACATATAAATACCATCTTGTTCATAATGCCATTCTATATTATTTTCATTTATAAATTTATATAAATTTAATTCAGTCATTTTACTTTACCTCTATTAATAATTTAAAAGTTTTTTCATTTTCTTCTTTAGTCCTTATTAAATGAGAATGAATAACTATACTTTTTTGTTGTTGTGTATCATAACAATTAAG